ATTTCTTCATTTTACCCCTTGACAAATAGAAATTAGTACCTATATAATACTTATAGGATACTAGAAGAACTCTTCAAGGTAGTCATTTACTTAATATTCTTACTTACTACCTTAAAGATACCTTAAAGCGCCCTATAGGTATACTATAAGATACCTTAAGGTAGTAATTCTTTTGTTCAAACTTACTTTGTTCAATCATCTTATATTCGGGGATTTCCTTTAAGTTGGCTTCATTAAATAAATTTAAGAATTCTAATGGTCAGCTTTACACTAAAAGACTCTTCTTTGAGACCACAACTCTCATAAACGACAGGGACTCTGCTATCTATACGTTGAAAGACGAAGATCATGTCTCTGATGGTAAAACTTACCTGTCTCTGTATAAACGATACCTAGACCTAGAGGACGTCACCGAGTTTACTTTTGCTAACCAGTTCTTCGATAGCTACGAGCATTTCCGTATTCTAACGCAAGCAGAGTGGTTTCTAGACCATGTTAAGCGTTGGAGAAGGGAATTGCAGCTTAAACTGAAGAATAGGCTGTACGACGCTCTAAAGGCCCGTGCAAGCGATCCTACCGATAAGAACTCCTTTGAGTCTGTGAAACTACTAATCAACCTTCTAGACCCTCCTCAGAGGTCTTCAAGGGGTAGACCGAAGAAAGACGAGATAGCCATGGCTGTTAAAGAGATTGCTAAAGAAGAGCAGTCCTTAGCAGATGACCATAAGAGAGTGTTTGCTCAGTAGTGGCTAAAAGTAAGAAAGATGAGATTAGGGAAGCCGCTGAGGCAGACCTAGAAGTATTCATAAGATTAGTACATCCTAAGCGCATCTTAGGGAGTGTACACCGAGAGTTGATTTCTTGGTGGACCCGGCAAGACAGCTCTTCGCATCAGCTAGTGCTTCTTCCGCGAGACCACCAGAAATCAGCCATGTTAGCCTACCGAGTAGCTTGGAGTATTATTCGTAACCCCGCTATTCGTATTCTATACATCTCCAGTACCAGTAACCTAGCTATTAAACAGTTAAAGTTCATTAAAGATATTCTTCTCTCAGAGAGAGTACGTTTCTATTGGCCTGATCTTATCAACCCTGATGAGAATAAAAGGGAGAAGTGGACTGAGACTGAAGTCTGTGTAGACCATCCTAGGCGTAAAGCAGAGTTAATACGTGACCCTACTATCTTTACAGCGGGGTTGACTACAACTATCACCGGTATGCACTGTGACGTAACTGCTATGGATGACGTCGTTGTACGTGAGAATGCTTACACTGAAGAAGGTCGGAACAGAGTCATCGAGCAGTATTCCCTCCTCTCCTCCATCGAAGGTGCTGATGGTAAAGAATGGGTAGTTGGTACTCGTTACCATCCTAATGATCTATATTCTCGTATGATGGAGATGAAGGTTGAAGAGTTTAATAAAGATGGTGAAGTAATTAAAGAAGAGCCACTTTACGAGAAGTATGAGAGACAGGTTGAGAATATTGGTGACGGTTCCGGTGAATTCATATGGCCTCGTCAACAAACTGTTGATGGACAATGGTTTGGGTTTGATCAGAACGTTCTCGCAAGGAAAAGAGCCCAGTATCTCGATAGAACTCAATTCAGAGCCCAGTACTACAATGATCCTAACGATGTTACAAACTCTCTTATACAACGAGAGTATTTCCAGTATTACGATAAAGCCTTTCTCAGACGAGACCTAGGTAAGTGGTATTTTAAAGGAAATCAGATCAATGTATTCGCTTCTATTGATTTTGCTTTCAGTCTTAACCGCCGTGCTGATTATACTAGTATCGTTGTTGTTGGAGTTGACCGTAACCTTAATTATTACGTCTTGGATATTGCACGGTTTAAAACTGATCGTATAGCTGAGTATTTCTCTCAGATACTAATACTTCACCAGAAGTGGGATTTTCGTAAGATACTCGCTGAAGTAACTTCTGGGCAAGACACTATCGTTAAAGATTTAAAAGAGAATTATATACGCCCACACGGCCTTGTCCTTTCTGTAGAAGACTATCGTCCTTCACGACATGAAGGTACAAAAGAAGAAAGAATGAAGGCCATACTCGGCCACAGATACGAGAATAAACAGATTTGGCACTATCGTGGTGGTAACTGTGAAATTCTAGAAGAAGAACTAGTACTAGACAACCCATCTCATGATGATATTAAAGATGCTCTAGCTTCTTGTATCGCATTCTCAGTGGCTCCTAGTGCAGGTTCTATGCGAACTAATTCAATCACTGATAATGCAGTGCCTACCCGATTTGGAGGATACGTCTAAGAATGGCTGGTAAAACAGTAGATATTATGACCATACTGACGCCCGATAATATTGGGCCAGCTATTTCTATGAAGTGGCAAGAATGGGAGAACCTTCGCCATGGTTGGAAAGCTATGTCAGAAGAGGTTCGTAGATACGTCTTTGCTACAGATACTACGACTACAACTAACTCTAAACTACCTTGGAAGAATAAGACCACTGTTCCTAAACTAACTCAAATTAGAGACAACCTTATCGCTAACTACGAAGCTACTTTGTTCCCTAAAAGGAAGTGGCTGAGTTGGGAAGGCGGTAATGAAAAAGACGCTATGAAAGAGAAACGTGACTCTATCGAGAACTACATGCGATACGTAGTCATGCAACCAGAGTTTAAAAAAGAGATAAGGAAGGTGTTAACTGATTACGTGGATGACGGAAACTGCTTTGTCATGCCTGAATGGATTGACGAGCGCATTGAAATTGAAGGTCCAAGCGGTATTAAAGTACAGCAAGGATACGTGGGACCAACTGCTAAACGCATTGCACCTCTAGATATTGTATTTAACCCTATAGCAAATACTTTTAACGCTTCACCCAAGATCATCCGTATGGTATTGACCTTGGGTGAAGTTCGTAAGATGTTAGATCAACTTACTACAGAAGAGAGCAAAGCTTCTATCGACTCTCTTTGGAACTACATGAAAGAGATCAGGCAGAATGCCTCTTCTATGTCAGGTTCTTTTCATCAGAAGGATGCTTATCTTAGTATTGATGGTTTCTCTAGTTATAGTGCTTATCTGGGTTCTGGCTACTGCGAGCTCCTCTTCTTCTTAGGAGACTTCTATGATGTTAACGACGATAAGCTATACAATAATTGGAAGTTTATCGTTGCTGACAGACACAAGGTTATCTCCTCCGAAGCGAACCCTTCTAATTTTGGTCAGGCCCCTGTCTACCACGCAGGATGGCGTGTTCGTCAAGATAATCTTTGGGCTATGTCTCCGCTTGCTAACTTGGTTGGAATGCAGTATCGCGTAGACCACCTTGAAAATCTAAAGGCAGACGCCCTAGATACACTTGCCTACCCTGTTCTAAAGATTAAAGGCTATGTAGAAGACTTCACATGGCAGCCTATGGAACGTATTATCTGTGGTGATAATGGCGACGTAGAGATGATTTCCCCTCCTTTCCAGATAGTACAACTTGACGATCAAATCGCTAAGTATGTTGCTAATATGGAACTGATGGCAGGCTCTCCTAAAGAGTCTATGGGGTTCCGTAACCCCGGTGAAAAGACTATGTATGAGGTACAGCGCATTGAGAATGCGTATAGTCGTATCTTCCAGAATAAAGTGGCTCAGTTTGAAGAGTTTGTTCTTGAGCCATTACTAAATGCGATGCTTGAAGAAGCCAGACGCAAGATGGATAGTACCAGTATTTCAGTATTTGATAACGATCTTCAATTAGAGACATTCTTACAACTGACTCCACAAGACATTTCTGGTGTAGGTAGAATTTATCCACTCGGCGCTAGAAACTTTGCAGAAAAAGCAGAAATTCTCCAAAACCTTAATACCTTTGCAAACTCTGCCATGTACGCTGATCCGGGTGTCCGGGTACATATCTCCGGTGTTGGTCTGGCTAATATGCTTGAAGAGTTCTTTAACATTCAAGACTATAACATTGTTCAACCTTACATTCAGATTTCTGAACAGGCTGACGCACAGAGAATGACACAGGCTGCCCAAGAACAAGTAGCTAACGAAGCACAGACACCTTCTGGCTTAAATCCAGCAGACTCTTCGCAGTCGTTTGTCCCCGGTCAAGAGCCTAAAGGAGAACCTGACAATGGTAACTTTATGAACTATGGCAGGGTACAGCCTAGACGTACTGGTAACTTATCTTACAAGATTGGTACATAATGGGACTTCAAATTGGCTGGTTTCGACCAGAACACACTAAAGATGAGAAGAAGAAGAATGACTTCGAGTCTACTATACGAAATTCAACAGTAGTTTTAGATAGACTACTGGAGATACTAACCGCTCAAGAAGAGTCATTGAATTCCTTCGAAAGCAATCTTGAGAACTACGATGATGGTTGGCTTGCTAAACAAGCTTACGTAAATGGTAGAAAATCTCACATCTGTGACCTACGGAAACTATTAACAATACATAACTAGGAGACCACCCTATGTCTACTTCTACTGACGACCTCTTTGTTCCTTCAACGACCATTGATCCGAATAAAGACTACTCCCAAGACCTTGTTGGCGAGGGTAAGAAATTTGCTGATATTCCGAGTCTCGCAAGAGGTAAGGTTGAGTCAGACTTACACATCGCTAGGTTAGAAAGAGAAGCGGAGTTACTTCGACAAGACCTGTCACGAAGAACCGCTATTGAAGCTGCTAAAGAACAGCTTAAACTAGACGCTACAACGACTACCCAGTCTAACGAAGGTAATACTTCTGCCGACGGCCACGATCAGAGAGCGCAAATTAAACCCGAAGATATTTCAAAGCTTGTCCAAAGCGAAATCTCTAGGATTTCTTCAGAGAATAAAGAAAGAAGTAACGTTCAAAGTGTCCAAGCAAGACTAACTGAAGCTTGGGGTCCTGACTATGTTACTACACTGGAAGCAAAAGCCAATGAACTTGGCTATACGAAAGAATGGTTGACTGAGATCGCTAAGACTCAGCCTAAGGCTTTCCTTACTTTGGTGGGTGCAGATACTGCTCCTGCTAAGCAAGCTCCTTCTAGTTTATTTTCACCTTCTCAGGCGGGTATTAGCACTGCTGCTCTCTCTTCAAGCACTAAAGGTAATCTTCCTCAGGAAGAGACTTATGCGTATTGGAAGAAAGTTCGTAAAGAAAATCCTAAATATTACGACTCGGTTGATGGCACTATGGCTCGCCATAAGGCTGCTATCAAACAAGGAGAAGCTTTCTACGGGTAATTTTAACCCTCAGGTATAGCTGATACTATACCGAAAAGAAAGTAACTTAAATGTTCTCATATTCAAATAACGAACATCTAGTCCGCTCAAATCTCTGGTCTGCAGAAATTAAAGAAGTTCTTCTAGACCGACTTATGGGTATGACTTGGGTAGACTGGCTTACCGATTTCCCCGATGGTGATACGATTAACATTCCTTCTATCGGTCAGATGGAAGTACTGAACTATGTAGAAGGCGAAGTAGTCCGTTACCAAGCAATGGATACCGGTAACTTCACGTTCACTATCTCTAAATACAAGTCAAGTGCGACTTGGATTACTGAGAGAATGAAACAAGACTCCTTCTATTCTGCCAGACTTATCTCTTCGTTTGTTCCTAAGGAGGCACGTGCTCTTGCTGTAGCGATGGAAGTAGATATGTTCAATGCCCCTGTTCTCGGACAGACCGCAGCCAGCTTGAACGCTATCAACGGTGCAAACCATAGATACGTAGCTTCTGGTACTAACCAAGTAATTACACTGCAAGACTTTGCTCGCGCTAAGTTCGCTCTCGATAAGGCTAACGTACCCGCAGAGAACCGTATTGCTGTTATTGATCCTAGTATGGAGTTCACACTGAACTCACTGACTAACTTGACCAACGTGTCTAATAACCCTCGTTGGGAAGGTATTATCACTACAGGTCTTTCTAATTCCATCCAGTTTAACCGTAACATCTATGGTTTCGATGTTTACATCTCTAACCATTTGACGCAGAATGTTGGTTCAGAAACCATCAACTCTGTTGCAGTTACTGGTGGTATGAACAACCTGTTCTTCTCTGCCGCAAGCGATGTTCTTCCGATTGTCGGTTGTCTCCGTCAGCCCCCTAAAGTTGACTCAGAGTACAACAAAGACCTTCAACGTGAAGAGTATGTCACAACTGCACGTTATGACTTCAAACTCTTCCGTCCAGAAAACATGGTTATTGTCTTAACCGATCCTACCCAAGTTTAATGAAGGAGATTGAATAATCATGGCTGCTAACCAATGGCTAAATAACGATGGTTTGCTTATTAAGTTCGGTACATCAGAAGCTAAACAAGGTGCTCTAGGCACTGTTGCTGGTTTCGGTGAAGGGGCTAATGTAGGTGATCTTCAAGCAATCGAAATTCGTATCCCTGATATGACTTTGATTACGACAACTGCTCAACCTATCGATGATAACTATTACCTTCCTAAAGGCGCTCGTATCGAAAAGGTTGAGACTATCGCAGACACTGCTGCTACATCAGGTGGTTCTGCCACCCTGACTGTAGGGCTTATGAAGAGTGACCGATCTACTCTTATCGACGCTACCGGGGTTCTCTCCGCTGCGCCACTAGCTGATCACAACACTCTTGGTACTCTAAAGCAGTATCAAGTAGGTACGGCTGGGGCTGGTTCACAGATTGGTACTGCAAGTGCCACTACGTTCCCAGCATTGATTACTGCGAAGTATACTACCGCTGTATACACTGGTGGTGCTCTTACCATCCGTGTATGGGTTAAGTTCCCATAAACTAAGCTGACTATGGCTAGCCCCTCTGTTTTACTACAAGGGCTAGCCCTCTTTTTAACATCTTTTCTAGGAGACTAACACTTGGTACAACATGCTTCACTAACTGGTGCAGAACTACACGAGTCTAAGGGTGTCGCTGCTGCTACTGTTAATCAACTATACTTCGCTAATGGCGCTGGCAGCGGTACTTGGCGAGTGCTCGCTTATTCTGACATCCCTACTGGTGAAAGTGTGCAAGCTGTTTATGCTTCTACTGGTACGTACACTTCTAGTACGAATACAATTCCCTATGATAACACAATTCCACAGAGTGGCGAAGGTACGCAACTCTTAACAGCTACTATTACTCCATTGAGTGTTACTAACACCATCATAGTAACAGCAGTTGTTTATTTAACGAATAACACAAATCAGCAAGGCAACGCCATCGCTTTGTTCAAAGATGCTGAAACAGGAGCTAGAGCCGCCGGTATTGGCAATAACTCTGGTTCTATAACGCATCCTGTGACTCTCCGTTATCAAATGGTTCCCGGCTCACTATCTGCTACTACATTTAAGATTAGATACGGTGGCCTATCTGGCACTACCTACGTAAATGGCGATACTTCAGGACAGAAGTATGGTGGTGTTTTGCTCTCTACGCTGACAATAGAAGAAAGAAAAGCTTAATCTATGTCAAAAGTCACGCTGTTAGATTTATCTTCTGCAATTGCTTCGAGTATTATCTCAGCAGTTAACACGAATAATATTGCGCTGAGAGCAGCGTTAGATAACACTCTGTCGCGTGACGGCACTACACCTAATCAAATGCAAGCTACGCTTGACATGAATTCTAACACTATAATTAACCTCCCAGCAGCAATAGGTGCTACGGAGCCAGTACGTAAGTTTGAGTTTGATGCACTCTCTGTTTCTATGACTACGTCTACTGCAGCTGCTGCTGCAAGTGCTACAGCGGCGGCGGCTTCTGCTGTTGCTGCTGCTGCGTCTGCTGCAAGCGCTAGTACAACTTTAGTTAATTTTAATAATACTTATCTTGGTGTGTTTGCTTCTGCTCCATCAGTAAATAATACTGGCGGTGGACTGATAAACGGAAACTTATACTTTAACTCTACTATCCTAGCTTTTCAAATTTATAATACAGGTATCTGGTACACTGGTGTTTCTTCAAATGTTACATCAGCGGCGAATAGTATAAAAGGCAACAACACTGGTAGTACAGCTGCTGCTATTGATCTTACCGCCGCTCAAGTAAAAACACTATTAGCAGTCTCTCTTACTTCTGACGTAACAGGTACCTTACAAGCAGCTCAGTTTCCTGCTCTTACAGGTGATGTAACTACTTCTGCGGGCGCTTTAGGGACTACTATTGCTTCTGGCGCGGTAACTCTTGCAAAACAAGCTAACCTCGCAGCTAACTCTATCCAAGGAAATAATACAGGCTCTGCTGCCACACCTATCGCGTTAACAGCAGCTCAGGTAAAAACACTATTAGCGGTATCTTTAACAAGTGACGTTACTGGTGTGCTTCAGGCTGCTCAAGAACCTGCTCATACAGGTGATGTAACTAATACAGCGGGTAGTTTAGCTCTTACTATTGCCTCTGGTGTTGTTACTAATGCTAAGGCTGCTACAATGGCAGCTAATACTATTAAAATCAATAATACCGCAGGTGTTGCTGCCCCTATTGATGGAACAGTAGCTCAGACTAAAACACTCCTAGCAATTTCTACCAGTGACGTATCTGGTTTAGCAGCAGTTGCTTCTTCTGGAAGTGCAGCAGATTTATCTACAGGAACTTTACTTGCTGCACGTATGCCTGCATTAACAGGCGACGTCACAAGTACTGTAAATACTGTATCTACCACTATTGCCGCAAATGCTGTGACAAATGCTAAAGCTGCACAGATGGCAGCTAATACTTTTAAAGGTAATAATACCGGTTCAACTGCAAATTCGATAGATTTAACAGTTACACAAGCCACAGCTATGCTAAATAATGTTGTTGGTGACGCTGGTTCTGGTGGTACAAAAGGACTTGTTCCTGCTCCAGCAGCAGGTGATGCAGTAGCGTTAAAATTCCTGAAAGCAGACGGAACTTGGGCAATACCTAATGCAGGTGTAGGTTCTCCCGGAGGCACCAACGGGCAGATACAATACAATAATAGCACCTTGTTCGGTGGCTTTACTGCTTCCGGTGACATCGCTATTGTTACAAGTACTGGTGTAGCAACCATACAAGCTAATGTTGTAGATAACACTAAGATACGTCAAGGGGGCGCAGCTAGTGTTATTGGCAACTCTACTAGCTCTACAGCTAATGTCGCGGATATATCTGCTGCTTCTGATAATACTATGCTCGGCAGAGCTAGTGGTACTCTTTCATTTAGAAAGATAGTTGACGCTGACCTTACAACAAATACAATTACAAGTGCTAGTTTAGCACAGATGGCAGCTAATACTTTTAAAGGTAATAACACAGCTAGTACAGCTAATGCATCTGATCTCACTGTAGATCAGATGCAAGTTGCATTAAATATTCACAGTTTCACTACAGCCAGATGGCTAGGAATGAATTAGGAGTTATAAATGGCAGCTAATACACAGCCAATATTTTCTAAAGCGGCAGATATTCAATGGGGTGCTGCTGCCCTTTTAACAGCTAATACTGCTAAAGATGGTACCGGTACTGTTACTACAGTATTTACAGCGGACGCTACTAATGGTGGGTTTGTCCAGAAACTCCTAGCGCGTCCTATCGGAACTAACGTTGCTTCCGTTCTTCGTGTATTTATTAATAATGGCAGTACAAATGCTACTGTCGCTAATAATACACTTATAGGTGAATTAACATTACCTGCAACTACACTAACAGAAGTAGCTGCACAAACAGATTTTGTTCTTCCTTTGAACTTTGCACTTCCTTTAGGATATAAATTAAACTGTACAGTGGGTACTACTGTTGCTGCTGGCTACCAATTAACTGTTATTGGCGGTAAGTTCTAATGCTTGATTTCTCCCATCTCCAGAATACACAAAATGGAGCGGATGTTCAGATATTTAACGCTGCTGGCACTGCTGATTGGCAAACTTGGCTAAGACCTCGTGGCAAATCTATGGCTATGATAATTTGCATAGGCTCTGGTGCAGGCGGAGGTGGTGGTTTTTCTGCTGCTGCATCCTCTGCTAGAGGCGGCGGCGGTGGCGGTGGTTCAGGGGCTGTTAGCCGACTTATAGTCCCTCTGCTATTCTTACCAGACAAAATGTTAGTTTTTGCGGCCCCCGGAGGTGCAGGAGGTGCTGCTGGGGCGGCAGGCTCTACTGGTGGTAATAGCACTGTAACACTAAACCCCGCTGGGGCTAGTTCAACATCATATAACGTTTTAAAATCAGGCAATACTGTAGCTGCTGCTGGCGGTGGTGGCACAGGCGCTGCGGTTGGTACGGGCGGCGCTGGTGAAACAGTTCTTACAGCTACTATCTCAACATTTCAGAACCTTGGCGTATGGGTTACTCTCGCGGGCGGCACAGGCGCTGTAGGTGGTGCTATTATGGGTGCTGCCGGTGTAGCTGTTACATGGGCTAATATCGGCCTTCCTACATCTGCTGGAGCCGGTGGAGGAGGAACTACTAGTGCAGACTTTGCAGGTGGTGCTGTCACTGGGTCAGGACTTATGCCAACCATTGCAGGTGGCGCAGCAGGCTCTTTTGCAGGCAACTCTGGTTTACTAACTTATACACCTTTTATGTCTACTGGTGGTAGTGGGGGTGGTTCTTCTAATGCAAGTGTAGGCGGAAGAGGCGGCGATGGGGCTATTGGTTCAGGAGGAGGTGGTGGTGGCGGCGGTACGACAGGTGGTGCTGGCGGCAACGGTGGCAATGGTCAAGTTATTATTATATGCTGGTAGGAGAAAAGATGTTAGTACACGCTCAAAAAATAATCTCTAGTGATTACCCTACTACACTACTAGCTACATCAGCTATTCTTAGTCCAGCTTGGGTTACAATGTTAGACACTATCTCTGAAGACGCTAGTAAATTTCTACCTATTCTAGGTGTAATACTTGTCTGCGTTCAAATATACGTCTACTTAAAATATCATAATGTAAAGGATGAATAGTATATGAAGCTTTTCTTTCTAGTTTCAACTTTATTTCTTTTTTCCCTGTCTTCTGCTGTCTCTATGGACTTAAAAAATCAAAGAGAGAGTTTAAACATTGAAACCTTAGCTCCAGTACTGACTGAACTACGCCCATTGGATAGTTTGAAGAAATTCGTTGTAGAGAACAAAGGCACTCTCTCTAAAGTTAAAGAAAGTGCAATTGGTCCTATCCGTGATAAGATTAATTCTATGCCTGCTAGAGCTGCTCAAAGTCTGCCTGACTGTGATCAAGTTTACTTTGCTATGTTCCCCGATGGTAGCAGTATGCTTGTGCAGGTAACTAAAGACGAACAAGTAATCATGTTTACCAAGCTCTTAATCAATCCAGATGGTTTTCAAGAATTAAAGAAAAACTTCAGTCCTGTTATGGATAATCTTGAGGTAGTAGTCGCGGGTGGTACAAATGTCTAACGACACTACTAGCAGACTAAAGAATACTGCTGGGGCTATGGCCATTGCTGTAGCCATGATCGGTGGCTACGAGGGTCTAAGACTGAATAGTTATAAAGATGTCGTAGGTGTATGGACAGCCTGCTATGGTGAGACTAGAGGCATTCACAGAGGAATGACATTCTCAAAACCTCAGTGTGACCAACAATTTGCCACCAGATTAGTTGAATTTGAAACTAACATGAGAGCTTGTCTTGACAGTCCAGATGACATCCCTAT